CTGTTATTCATTCGTCAAGGGGGCTGCGGCCCCCTTGGCAATTCCTCATTGCGGCGTTGCAAAAAGCGACGCGCCAACGTCCGTGCCGGTGCCCGCAACCGTGTTGTCGCTCCAGTAGAACGGCCCATAGCTGGCGCCGAAACCCCAGCTGGAGCCGCAATAGATAATTGGTTCATTTTCGGAATTTTGATAGTAGTAATCGTGGAATTTGCTGCTTGCTATGTCGCTTACCGTCGTTTTTGGCACCATGC